CGTATGAAGCCTGTCCGAATCACATTCGTGCTGGCGCAGTAGACTACAACAAAGGTAGCCTATCCTTCGATAACGGATCACGTATCATATCGTCAGCAACGACAGAAAACACTGGTCGAGGTCTGTCTATTACGCTTTTGTATTGCGATGAGTTCTCGTTTGTGCGTAACACCATTGCGAAAGAATTCTGGACTTCGATGTCTCCTACCCTGTCTACAGGCGGTAAAGCAATCATCACGTCAACACCTAACTCAGACGATGATCAGTTCTGGAACATCTGGCTAGAGGCAAACAAGACAACTGACGAATACGGTAACGAGCAAGAAGTCGGCCGTAACGGATTTAGAGCATACACTGCGATTTGGAATCAACACCCGGATCGAGACGAAAAGTGGGCATCGGAAGAACGTGGACGTATTGGTGCAGAACGATTCTTGCGTGAGCATGAATGTAAGCCGATCGTATATGAAGAAACTCTTATCAGCAGCATGTACCTAGCGACCCTCAAAGGCTCTGAGCCAGTTGAGAAGCAAGGTCAGGTACGATGGTACAAGAAGCCGACCAAAGGCAATATGTATATCGTAGCATTAGACCCTAGTCTAGGCACAGGCGGTGACTATGCGGCCATGCAAATCATTGAGCTACCGTCATTTGAACAGGTAGGCGAATGGCAACACAATAAGACTCCTATCCAGCAGCAGATTCGAATTATGAAGAACATCATCGACTACCTGTATGAGATCACTGGTAGTGAGCACGACATTTACTATTCGGTAGAAAACAACGGGATCGGCGAAGCATCGTTGGTTGCGATCAACGAGGTCGGCGAGGAAAACATTCGTGGCGTGTTCATATCAGAGTCGGGTAGAAATAAGAAGTATCGCAAAGGATTCTTCACGTCTAACTCATCAAAGCTTGCGGCTTGCGCAAAATTCAAACAACTGATTGAGAACAATCGATTCACGTTACACAGTAAAAACTTGATAAGCGAATTGAAAACGTTCGTTGCAGCAGGCAATACCTACAATGCAAGACAAGGCGATAACGACGACTTAGTTGCAGCGATGCTATTAGTGACGCGTATCATGCAAGCATTACAGAACTATGATGCTGGGATCGACAGTCAAATGCGCAGCGTAGAACCAGAGTGGGATCTCCCCCTCCCATTCGTAATGTGCTAATCGTAGTATCTGATAAATAACTAATACAGATTGGATATAACCATGGCTATAGTAATTACCTCAGTTGCAGAAGAATTATTTGAAAAGATTTGCGCACGATTCACTAACGTGGGGGTGAATGATGCAGAGGCAAAAGAAACACAACGACCAGAAGACGCACGTTTCTTCAATTTCAACTATCTTGATGAGAATGGTACGAACTTCGGTAACGTTACGATCAGTATCGCCGACGAAGAGAATCTAAAAATATCGTACGGTATGAACATCAGTGCTGAACTAAACACTGTCCAAAAAGACGAATGGTACGATTTCTTACGTGACATGCGTATGTTTGCAAAACGAAACCTCCTAGGATTTATCCCTAAAGACATCAGCAAAGATCGACTAGATCCTAAGGACATCAAGAAGATGGCCACAGTTGATTCTATCGGCAAAACTCCGGACGCATCTGTAACAGAAAGCAGATTGTTTGGTACCACCAAGACTAGCTACGAACCAATCGCTCCCGGCGTCCGCCTCACTATTCGCCACAACGGCGCAATCGACGATACTAAGAATGGGGCACGCACTCGTAAGATCCAATCAGTCTATATCGAAGATGCAAAATCCCAGCGTTTCTTAGCTCCTACGAACCACCTAAGCTGCTGCCGAGCATTGGCGAGGCACGTTGCCAACGAAGGTTCTGTAGGCGACGAGTTTGGCCAGCATTTACTTGAGCTGTCGAACGAGATGAGCAAGATCAAAACGTTTGTTCGAGCATCGCGCAATAAGATGTTCGAGAATGACGAAGCGAATGAGATGGCAAAAGCCGCCGTTGATCGATTCCACGAAGTGAAGAGAATCCTCGGGTCATTGTCCCACCACAGAAGTTACACCACGTATAAAGAGAGCTGGGAACCAAGCCACGGTGATGATTCGTCGGTTGATCTCGAAGAAGTAAAATCGAAGTTTGTGACGAACAATTTCGACCCAAGACTAGAAGAAGCTCTCCCGTACGTTTATGCAGCTCACAAAGCCGCGAAGGAAAAAGAACAAATGTCACCAGTGCTACAAACGCAGATGGACGAATTCTCTGAGAGCTTAGATGGTCTTATGGAAGATGGTAACGATTCGCTAAATGATGCCAAGCTTGAAGAGCTAATGTCGCTTATGAAAGAGCCGCTCATGGCGGGTGGGCTTGACGGCATAGATTCAGGCGCAGCGTTACAGTCGATCTTCTCAGGCACGACTATTGACCTGAACAGTCTGATGTCGGAGATTTATAAGATTGCTGACATCAACGACGAGGTTGATATTCGTCCGATCGTGTTTGACTGGCTGCAAAAGAACGTACCAGACATCGGGCAAAAAATTGAGCAATCGTTAGAGCACGGTGCTCCAGAAGAAGAACCTGAAGAGCCGGCAGCGCCTCCGCCTGCAGAACCAGCACCAGTAGATCCTAACGCGCCGCCAGTCGAACCAGTTGATCCGAACGCTCCTCCTGCACCGGCTCAAGAGTCTGTTATCCACGAAGATGATGCAAATACCGTATCTTACCGTGTAGAGTCAAAAACAGAACCAATTTGCTTATATACGGGTACGTCGTTAGATTTAGCCAAGAAAGCGCTTCAAAAGGCGCAAGAATCAGGCAATTCTACCGCAAAACTGTACAGAATCAAGACGATTAATGGCAAAAAAGTTAAGTCGTTGTATAACCCCAACAAAGCTACTAGTCAAACAACTGTAGAAGAAAACGCAACGCTAGCTGACATTCGTCGACTAGCTGGGCTAAAATAAGGAGCAACATATGTCAGCATCAGATTTTTTCAAGAAGCTACAACCGCTCTTCGAGAGTGCAGAAGCACCTAAGCAGGAAGAACCCGAGGCTGCTGAACCAGTGCTAGAAGGTGAAGCTGCTATGGCTCAGAAGTATGCTGAATTCTTAAAGGAATCGAATAACCAACAGCCAGTAATAAAGACTTATGCAGATGGAACCAAAGAGTGGTTTCTGAATGACAGACTTCATCGGGAAGATGGCCCAGCAGTCATTAGAACAGATGGATCTCGGTATTGGTATCTAAATGATAAACAACATCGAGAAGATGGTCCAGCAATCGTCAGAGCAGATGGTTCTCAACTTTGGTATCTGAATGGCAGACTCCATCGAGAAGATGGTCCGGCATATATCGGAGCAGATGGATCTCAACGTTGGTATCTGAATGGTGAACGGGTAGAACCTTTTACTACTAATGAAGAAAATGCTTCGTCTGAATCGAATGACGATTTTGGCTTAGACGAAGAAGTAGTCACTGAGCTATCTCCGATGACTGTAAAACGAACTTCCGACAAGCGCATCAGTAACTTCCAGAATGCGTCTGACAAATGGGACGAGCATAGTGCCGACCCGTCAATTCACGATACTGGAGAAGACAACCCGTTTGATCAAGAGGTAGAAGATTCGTTCGCAAAACTACAACGCAACCACCGTTTAGCAATGAGATCAAAAAGCTAAGTAGTCGATAAATAACAATAACACTTTTAAGGATTTAACATGTCATCAGATTTTTTCAAGAAATTACAGCCTCTGTTTGAGGATAAGGCAGAGCCAGCTAAGATGTCTAAGAAGGCACGAGCTGCTGATACTGAGCAGTCAGATAAAGAATACATCGCCAAGAAGAAACAGCGCGAAGCCGACAAGAAAGAGGCTGCTAAGAAACCAGCCAACGTTAAAGAAACAGCAACTGACTTCTTCCGCAAATATTCGACTATCGTGACCGAAGCAGAATCAGCTGCCGATCGTGAAGACGACGACGACGATACAAATTCCGACGAAGAAGATGACGGCCTAGAGACGAAGAAGGATGCGAAGAAAAAGAATCTTCCACCTTGGCTAAAGGATAAGAAAGACGTTAAAGAATCCTACGGTGATGACGACGAAGATCCAGACGTCGCAAAAGCCGACAAAGTAAAAGGCAAAGACGGCAAGACGCAGAAAGACGCCGAAGGTAAGAAAAAGTGGAGCTTTGACAAAGCCGATAAGAGTGCCGAAGACAAAGGTGCCAAGAAGGTAGCTAAGGAAAAAGTTGACGAGTCTGTAGACGACGACGAAGATCCGGACGTCAAGAAAGCTGACGCCGTAAAAGGTAAAGACGGCAAGACCCAAAAGGATGCTGAGAAGGGTAAGAAATTCGACTTCTCTAAGTTAGACAAGAAGGATGCTGACAAAGGTGCTAAGAAAGCTAAGGCAGATAAGGGCCTAACTGAATCAGTTCAGCTCAACGAATACCTCACCAGAGAAGGCAGCAACTTCGACGACATACTGATGCTGAATTTGTTTACAGACTTGTGTGATGATGAAGGTAGCATATCATACGAATTTCCAGAATGGCTTGAAGATCCAGCCTGGCAAGCAGTAGCAGCAAAATACACTCCGATTGCTAATCAACTAGAACAAGAGATCCTAGCGCAGGCGAAAACCGGACGAAAGATGACCGACGAAGAAGCTGAAGCAATCGACAACACCTGGTATGATGGCAGTGATGCATACGATGACGTAGACGATGGCGCATATTTCTTGCCACAAACATACGATGATCAGATCCGAGCGATTAAGGCGGTACTTGCTGGTGCGTTAGACGGCTATGATCCAGACGGGGAAGACGTAGAAGAATCATTTGCTCCTATAGCAGAATCAGCACCAGCACGTCGTTGGGTTAAGAATAAGTAATATGTCCGAATCTAACTTTTTTCGTAAATATGCTGACATGATCTCGGAAGCTGAGGGTAGTCTAACACTTCGGCAGTTGCAGCAGAAAGTGTTTAACTATCTGCCAACCTACATGCAAAAGTTAGGAGTGCCGTTTCAAAAAGTAAGAGAACTAAATCAGTACGACAAATATCCGAGGCTAGGCATGATTCCATTAGACCAGCTCGGAGCAACAGGAGTATCGTATTCGGTATCTGCTGAACCTATGCACGACAGTGATGTTGCCTGGCTGTTTCTTACTGTTGATGTCGGGACATCCAATGATTTATACAATCACCCGAACCCAGAAAAAGCCAAAAGCATACTGATGGCAGCTGAGAAGTTAGCTAGCTTATTAGGAGTGAAAGTAATTCCTTATTCTAATTTGTCTGCAAAACACCAGCATATGGCTCCAAGTATGGAGGTGAAGGTGGATATACCAGCAAGCGTTCCGAGCGATACTCTACAGCCATCGTCTACATCACAACAATCAATGTCATACGATCCAAGAGAACGATTCATGAACACTCCGGGCGAACGTGCTAAACAATCCCGTGTAAACGGGTCAGCCTATTCTGATTCGTTTGGCGGCGACAGTTCTAACTACCGAAGATAAGATTTCCGTGAGATGGGAAGCGTAGCATAAGATAGGCACTTCGGTGCCTATTCTTACGACGTACTATTCAACATCACGTGCAATAATATTTTGCTGTTCTACCGTAAATAACTGTATAGATACGGAGATGTATAATGCCTAGACCTGACGAATGTGCGAATTGCAGCAAATGGACCGCCGATCTAGTGCTGGCTCACCTACTTGCTCTTCAAGAAGCAAACGATCAGAAATACAATGAACGATTTCTATCCTTAGAAAAGGTGATCAGTGAGGCATTAGAATCGCAAGAAAAGGCTACGATCGAACGAGATAAAAAGTTCATAACCCGCGATGAGTTGCTGATCGTAAAAGAACGACTCGACATCCAAGATGGCAGTAGTCGAGGCAGGAAAGAATTGTGGGGATGGATCGTTGCCGCAGTGCTCGGTCTTATAGCAGCCATCCCATCTCTAAAAGACATCTTACCGAAATAGTGTATTCTGCCACCACCGACCAGCTATACTTATTGAGTGGTGCAACGTTATGCCTGTTGCAGCACAAAATATTTTGGTGAAATTGACCCGCTAAAAACGGCAGAAAAAGTAGTCAAATACGTTGAGTTGGCATAAATAACTATGTTACAGTAGTTGCATGGTGCAGTTACTGGTATCAAAGCGCAACATCATGGAAGCAGCACCAAAGACCATCTTTATATTTCATCAAGGAGAAAATCATCATGGCAATGTCATTAGCAGATATCCGAGCAAAGCTCAAAGCACAAGAAGACAAGAAAACCGGTGGCAGTGGTTCATTCGGAGACGGTACAGTCTATCCACACTGGTCAATCAATGAAGGCGACACAGCTCGCATTCGACTCATCCCAGACGCAAATCCAGAGAACAACTTTTTCTGGGTAGAAAAGGCGATGATCAAACTCCCATTCTCAGGCATCAAAGGTCAACCAGAAAGCAAGCCGTGTATCGTTCAGGTACCGTGTATTGAAATGTGGCCAGAAATGGGTCTATGCCCAATCCTCAACGAAGTACGTCCGTGGTTCAAAGACAAGTCCCTCGAGGAAATGGGTCGCAAGTATTGGAAGAAAAAGTCCTACATCATGCAAGGTTTCGTTCGCGAAAATCCGATGAAGGAAGACAAGGTGCCAGATAGCCCAATTCGCCGTTTCATCATCAGCCCACAGATTTTCAATCTGGTTAAGGCAGCACTGATGGATCCAGAATTGGAAAACTTGCCGACGGATTACCAAAACGGTCTTGACTTCAACGTCAAGAAGACCAGCAAAGGTGGCTACGCAGATTACAGCACCAGCACCTGGTCGCGTAAGGAAACATCCCTCACAGTAGATGAAGCAGAAGCGATTGAAAAATTCGGTCTGCAGAATCTAGCCGACGCACTCCCGAAGAAACCATCCGCAGAGGACTTGGTTATCATGAAGGAAATGTTTGAAGCGTCAGTCGACGGTCAAGCATACGATCCAGAAAAGTGGGGCAAGCATTTCCGCCCAGCAGGGTTCCAAATGGACGGCGACAAGAAGGACAGTGATGATAAGGGTACCTCGGCTCCTGCCGCAGCGCCTAAGGCAGCACCTGCTCCAGCACCGAAGGCAACTCCGGCCCCAACGCCAGTTGCAGACCCGGAAGACATTGGTGACGATGACACTCCGACAGCTTCGGCTCCAATCGCTACGCCAGCTGCTGGCGGAAGTAGAGCGGAAGACATCTTAGCGATGATCCGCAATCGTCAAAAAGCTTCGTAATACGATGTAACGTACATGACACAGGTCAATAGCCTGTGTCATGGTTCTATACGGAGCAATTATGATCTGCACAAGATTTACTAACAGCCTAAGAATTGAAAACGATGGAACAATGTATCCTTGCTGTGCAATGCAAGGTGCACCAAGATTTCAGTCTGAATCAACGATGCGCAGTAGTGTCTGGTATGCTACCCTATCAGATAAATTCGAAGCAGACATCTGGCCGAATGAATGTGCTGAATGCCGATATCGAGAAGAAAATCATCTGTCGAGTCTTCGAGAAAGAGTAAATTTTTATGCCCTACCGAATATTGAGAGGCACACCGATTTCTTAACCGTCGACATTAGTTTCGACACTATATGCAACGCAGCGTGTCAACACTGCAATGCTAGCCATAGTTCTCTTATTGCAAAATTGTATAAGTTCCCAGCATCAGCAAGTATAACTTCCTTTCCTCCAGAAATAGATAAGACTAGGGTGGGGGTTATGGACATCATGGGTGGCGAACCAGCCGTAAGCCTGAATGTTTCTCGATTTCTTACGCACGATATTTTTGAGTTTCCAAATCTGCAAGAAGTTGGGTTAAACACAAACGGATCTCGCATACTAACGAACTTAGAACCGATGCTAGATAAAGGCATTCGAGTCCGGGTGACTATGAGTATGGATGGAACAGATAGGTTGTTCGAATACAATCGATATCCTATCAAGTGGGGAAAATTTACAAACACAATGCAACATTATTTGTCTCTTCGGGATAAATATCCAGATCTGTTTATTCTCTACGCAAATATGGTGATTAGCTCTTTATCGGTGTTGTCGTTGCCTGCTGCTATAGACTATTGTGCCTCAATCGATGTTGAGTTAAAAGCTAACCTAATCGAACAGCCGTCAGAGTGGAGGGTACAGAACAACAATGTTCTTACTCGAGCAGCTAAACACCAGTTACTGAGTTCGTCGCTTAGCGAAGTAGCAAAAATATGGCCAATCATTGCATCTGAAGAACTAGATGTAACTGCTGAATTTACGGCTCATGTCGTTAAATCTGACAAAACTCTAGGAATGCGATTTAACGATTACTATGCTGAGTACGGAGTGCAGATCTAATGTTCTGCAGCAGAATAGATCACTTTTTGAAATTCAACTCTACTAACGACTTCAACAAATGTTGTTTTATGGTGCAGCAACCAAGATTTCGAACTGTGGAAGAAATGGAACATAGTGACTGGTTAGCTAGAATCCGCCAGCAGTTTTCAGCAGATGAATGGCCAGCAGAATGTCTACGCTGCCGGAGTGCCGAAGAATCTGGAGTTATTAGTCGTCGGCAGGACAGTAACAACCGGCACGAGGAATTAGTGAAGATTCAACCCGATTACCTCAGGATCAACTTTGAGGTAGATACTGTGTGCAATGCGGCCTGCCAAACTTGTGGGCCAGAGCTGAGCACATATTACTCGAAGTTGCTCAACATACCAATCACTAATTATTCTGGGTTGTCTCATCTGTCTGATCAAAATATCGACAACAGGCGTATCATCGAGATCGACTTAACCGGCGGCGAGCCAGCAATCAGCAAAGGTATTCAACATTTCTTAGAACACGACATTGACCAGTTTTCGTTGTCACTGCTTAGAGTTTACACGAACGGATCTGCAAAGATTCGTAGCCTTGAGCGATTGCTAAAGAATGGACAGCGTATTGATTTGTATCTTAGTATGGACGGTACTGGCGATGTGTTTGAATATTGCCGTTTTCCTATTAGATGGCCGAAGTTTTGTGCTACAGTAAACTACTATAAAGAATTAGCCAAGCAATATCCATCATTAGTAGTTAGGCTGTGGGGAGCATTGACATCACTGTCAATACTGGATTTGGACAACATTTTAGATTTTGCAAATAGCAACAGCATAATGTTTAACGGCGCGATCGTGGGCCGTCCAGACATATTACGGGTAGAGAAGAACAACTTTCTAACTCGTTACGGAAAAGAGTTACTGATGAATTCGAGGTTTGAGTATGCTAGGAATCTAGCAGAATTTATGGTAACTGAAATAGAAGAAACGTCAGCTGACCTTAGATCACACATCGAGCAAGCCGACAAGCTTCGTAGTATCAGTTTCATTGAGCATTACCCAATTTTAAAGGAAGAATATTATGGCCAGGCCATTTGACATCAGCAAGTTTCGAAAAAGCATCACTAAGTCTATTGAAGGACTAGGAGTAGGATTTAATGACCCAACAGATTGGGTTAGTACAGGAAATCACGCATTGAACTACCTAATCAGCGGCGATTTCTTCAAAGGAATACCGTTAGGTAAGGTAACAGTGTTTGCTGGCGAATCAGGTTCGGGTAAATCCTATATCTGTTCAGGCAACATCGTTAAGCATTGTCAAGACCAAGGAATTTTTCCGATCTTAATCGACTCAGAAAACGCACTTGACGAAAAGTGGATGAAGGCATTAGGTGTTGATACTAGCGAAGACAAGCTGATGAAGCTGAGCCTTTGTATGATCGACGACGTAGCCAAGACGATTTCGGAATTTATGAAAGAGTACAAGTCGATGGATGAAGCAACTCGTCCGAAGATCATGTTCGTTGTGGACAGCTTAGGCATGTTGCTTACGCCAACAGACGTAAACCAGTTCGAAGCAGGTGATATGAAGGGTGACATGGGACGTAAGCCAAAGGCGTTGACCTCATTGGTGCGTAACTCTGTCAACATGCTCGGCGCCTATAACGTTGGTATGGTCTGTACGAATCACACCTACGCATCACAAGACATGTTTGATCCAGACGACAAGATTAGCGGTGGTCAAGGCTTCATCTACGCATCGTCTATCGTTGTAGCGATGCGCAAGCTGAAGCTGAAGGAAGACTTAGACGGTAACAAGACGACAACAGTAAACGGTATTCGCGCAGCATGTAAGGTAATGAAAACGCGATACAACAAACCGTTCGAATCAGTCCAAGTCAAGATCCCTTATACGACGGGTATGAGCCCATATTCGGGGTTATTTGACATGTTTGAAACACGCGGATTGTTGAAGAAAGAAGGTAACAGCTATATCTACACTTTCAACGACGGCAAGACAATCAAGCAATTCCGCAAAAAGTTTGAGAGCAACGAAAATAATTGCTTAGACTTAATTATGGCGGATTTGATGGAGAACCCGTCGAAGTTGTCTGGAATCGATTTAACTGCTACCGCAGCAGAAGTCGAGTCTGACGAAGGTAATGTAACAGCTGAAGAATAATCTGATAAGTAATAGACGTTAAAGGACAATTATCATGAACATAGAAGTTTTATCAGAAGCCTACTTAATCCTCAAACAATATATCCCATCAAAGGATCGTCAGGAAGCAGCTGACAACCTGATGGGGTTGTTGGTCGACATGCTCAGCGACGACGATCTTAAAGAGTTCGGATCCACAGACACTGTTCTGACCCGTGCTATGAAAGAATACGTTGTTGAGGATGATACTGACCCTGACGATTACGACGAGGAACAATGAGCTGGTATAGTTAAGTAGTTGCTGACATTGGCACTTTGCCTAAGTTCATTGAGTATTTTGACAATGAACTACAGCAGGCAAAATACGATGTCACAATTCACGGTAATGTCGAGAAGAATATATCGGCATTACCGGGCATCACTGAACATAGGTTCAACCAACTACAAGAGATTGAAGCGGTCCTGAGGCATATGGAACTTCAGCTACGGAAGATCAAGAGAAAGCATTTTCAAAAATATCTCGAGCATTACAACAGGGCGTTGACGTCTAGGGACGCTGAAAAATATTCCGATGGTGAAGACGAGGTCGTTGATTACGAATCACTAATCAACGAAGTAGCTCTGATCCGTAATCGGTTTACTGGTATCTTCAAGGGGTTAGACCAGAAAAGTTATATGCTTGGTCACATTGTCCGACTTAGAACAGCAGGTATGGAGGACGTAACCCTGTAGCCGCATAAATACGATATGCGAGAAATTATCAATCTACTGACCGAGTCAGTCGGCTTAGCCAATCGTAAACCTGGCGAATCATTCAAAAACGACAAAGGTGATTTAATGACCTTTGTTGGTTTGAATTTTTATCCGTCCGAAGGAAAGTTTGACGATCACCGAGGTCTCAAAGACCAGATCGCTGACATTGAACAACGAACTAATACTTCAATCGAGTTCACTAACAACACTAATGCTAAGATGCTGGCATTCGGGATAGTAACTTTCAAAGACTCTAACAACAAGATCGTATTATATGGTCGGTATTTTGCGAATATCAACTCGATCTTCACTGCTAATTTTTGGCCCAACAGCGGCTTGCCTAACGGATTCAAATACAACAAAGCAAGCGCAACAAAAATGGCATCTGGGTTATTACCGCAAGACATTCTAACCAACATGGTAGAGCAAACTCCTGAATCGATACTAGATCAGGTGGTTGCTAAATTTGGAACAACCCATCCGTTAACTCATCTCACTAACGGCATCAGCAAAGGTCAGCCGCTACCGATATCAATCGACATCTCGAGTTACCCCGATCTAAGTTTTGAGGGATTCCGAGATTATTTCTGCGAAATCCTTCAACCTATCGCTGTGATAAATGGATTGACTACCGGCAATGCCAACGACGCAATAACAACCTTCTTCGGAAAGTCTGGGGTAAAAGGCGCAACGATCACGTTCGGTTCAGGTAAAAATGTCGGGCTCTACGACAGCCTACTAATCAGTCCGGCTGGTCGGCAAATAAAGATTAGCACTAAAGGACAGCTAGGCGCTCAAGCTAGCGTAGGAAATCTTATCGAGGCTATCGACGATTTAGAGATATCCGGCAATACGATCCTACGTGAAAAGTATTCGGACATCATCGAGATTATTAGGACTGTGAAGACTAAGGGTTATGCGGAAGGCCCGTTAGCATTAGCAGAACAGTTTGATTTGATATCTGGTAAAGATGCAGACATAGTGCGCAAGCTAAAGACTGACAGCAAAGTCAAACTATCTAAGACCTTGCAACCTATCTACGACGATAGAGCATCTGGTGCTGATAAAACTCGGTTGGTTCCTTATTACAATATGCTAGCCGGTATAGCCTACGCAGTAGCGGATTACATCAACGAAAACACTAATTTTAGTGATGCTGCTACAGACATTCTTAACAGCAGCGCTCTAATACAAATCTATACCACTGCTAAGAACAACGGAACAGAGTTTGTTCTAAATCAGTTTAGGTCAGTCTATCCATCCAAGTTAGTTGCTGGAGTTCAGTTTTCTCCCTACAAAAATTATTTTAGTTCTGGCAACAAAGGCAACTTCACATTTAAGGTATTGTCGTCTGGTGTAACACCGGATGTAGAACCAGCCAGTTCCGGCCCAGCAGCTAGTACCGTCGACGACACCGAAGAAAAAGTTGATCAGATCATTAGTGGCCATTCGTCAATCCGTCCACCGGGAACAGTAGGACGAGCAAAGAAATCAAGCAATGCAGTGTCTGCGCCAAGAGAGCGTAAATGAATCTCGAAGACAAAGCTGTTACTCTACTTAACGACTGGCAACAGTATAAGAAGGTGCACTACAGCGCCAAGACTCAATTCGCGGCCGCAGTTGACATTGAGATAGAGAAGGAAGCCGTAGCAGAACTAGCTAAGTTTTTGCTTGAGGGGTTAACTCTATCGTCAGTAGACAAGAAGGAGTTACTCTATCGCATTGGGATATTTGAGGAACACCTTCGAATATTTAAGGATAGGCTAACGTTCGAATTACTAAAGAATGGGAACTAATGGACTTATTTAAAGACAAATACGCTAGTCACGAGCATTCGATGCGTGTGTTAGATTTAATATCGACGTATGACGGATTTATGGACAGTCTAACTGTCATTGCTGACATGGGCGCTGGCGAAGGGTTAGACATTGAATGGTGGGCAACCGCAGAAACTAGAGATGACCCGCCCTTACCGTACAACTATGTCTGCTACGCTGTGGACCGCGATGTCAGCAAACTCAACAATCTGCCAAAAAACGTGCAGGTTATCCAGGGCAATTTTGAAGATCGTTTGATCCCGAGGTCTATTGATCTACTCTGGTGTCACGATGCATTCCAATATGCAGTGAATCCGTTAGCTACGCTGAGGAGCTGGAACTCACAAATGTCTGAGAATGGTATGCTAGCGTTGATGCTCCCGCAAACATCGAATTACCAATATAACCGTCTAGTGAATCGTGTGTATGATAGATGCTTTTATTCTTACACCGTTTGCAATCTGATCTACATGTTGGCAGTGAACGGGTTCGACTGCCGTGACTCATATATGTATAAGGCACCGAACGACCCTTGGATTCATATGGCGGTGTATAAGACAGACATTGCTCCGATGGATCCAACTACTACACGATGGTATGACCTAGCTGACAAAGGGCTGCTCCATGATTCTTTGATGGCGTCAATCAACGCTCACGGACATTTACGCCAAGAAGACATTGTGCTGCCATGGCTTGACCGTGATTTTTATTTCTGTAAAGACTAGACGTTACACTCTAGCATAAATACTTCATGAAACTAAGAGAATTCGCCCAACCAACTCAGCTAGAAGAAGGCATCAACGACCCAGGAATATTCAAGGCAGTGTTTATGGCGGGCCCACCGGGCGCCGGAAAGAACCATGTGATCTCAGCATTAGGATTAAATGCTGCTGGGTTGAAGCTGATGGACATCGACGACACGTTGTATTATCTGTTCAAATCCAGGAATGCGTTAGATCGACTTAAAACTATAACTGACGCTGATTACGAGGCTGTACGAAAAACAGAGCAAGCTCGACAATCTATGATGCGTCGTAATATGCTCGGACTAACCATTAATACTACTGGACGAGAACCAGAGCGCATCCAAGAGTTGAAGAACGAGCTTGAAGAATCAGGATACAGTACGTTTATGGTGTTTGTTGGTGTGGACCATTCGGTAGCATCGTCTAGAATTGAGAATAGAAGAAAATTCGCCACTGACCCTAGAGATACTCGCCCAGTAACCAAACCGTATTTTGACGCAGCCCACGAATCATCAATGAAATCAGCAACTTATTACGCGATGTTGTTCGGCACTAATTTCGCCTACGTAGAGAATAACGTGCCGACCCACAATCGTCCGATCGCCGAAGAAGACGACCTAGTTGAAGGGCCAGTTGAGGACTTCGACGCTGGGCTCAAAGATGCCAGCAAGAAGGTGTCGAGATTCCTTAAATCGCCCCTTACCCCTACCGCGCTTGCGATTGTAGACGCAACTCGCCCTAAAAACCACTGACCTTACCAAAATAATTGCTCATTTCGAGCTCTGACTATATTATAGTGTTTTACGTGAAGCGTAATTGGTGCTAGGTAACTCTGCCTAGTATTTAACCTTAGATAGGAAGAAACGAAATGAACCAAACTACAGCAATTCAGAAATCATCTGTTGCAAATGACGCAGTCATCAAGGTCTGCCGTTACATTCGCCCAGTCGTATTATTCAAACAAGGCGTCGGCTACAGCAATCTCGGTGGCGTCACCTTAGTGTTTACGATGGATTATGGTCGTCGTACAGTCAACGTGAAGTTCTCGATTTGCCGCGATGACGAAAACTTCAACAAGAAGGACGGGTTGTCTTGGGCTGAGAAGCAGGTCGGTGAAACGTTCAACCTCGACAAGTTCCAGTCGATGGCGGATGTCATGGGTGGATTCACCCAGGCATACTTGAACTTGCTCAACGCCAAATATGTGAATGAGTCACTGACCCCACGTGAGTTGACGCTGAGCACGCTGCTTCAAGTAGCCTAATTTCTGTTATTTTGTATCACCCTTGTCACCTGCATCTTCGGATGCAGGTGTTTCTACCTTAGTTGCGTTATCAGTAGTTGTAGTAGAAGACGACAATTCGGTAGTAGTTGTTGTGGTGCCACCAAACTGTTTTGACTTCAACCAAGCATTATAAGACCATGTGCCACCAATGAAGGCTAGATACATCGGGAAGACCATCGGGAAGATGCCGTAAGCTGTCTCGGATTGGGCTAAGAAGATCACGACCCACGTCGACACTGCAATGCCCCAAAACTGACCAAATTTTGCTAACGACAGCTTGCCGGTCTTTTGATCAACTAAAAGATCTGGCCAGCTCACTGTTGATTTCGGATTACGACTTTCAAGCATAAAGAAGATCGCAAAGCAAAAAATGAATCCAAGAAGGATAAAATTGTTCAACGCTGTGGTGTTTGTTAAAAGTCTCAAGATGTCGTCAACATTCATAGTATTATGCTCCAGTATATAAGTGTATTTACCAGAATTCGAGATAATTTCACTTTTGACAGTAAATACTAGAGAGGACCTAATATGAGTCAGAAAGAAACACCAAAGAGCTGCTCTTGCTCACAGTGTCAATACAGCAAATCAAGTCATCCCGGAAAAGTCCGGATGAAATCTAACGAACGGGCGTTCCGCCACAAGATGAAGAGGTTGCTGAACGCAGGTAGCGAGGATATTTCACCTGCAGGACGCGGCGATCGGCTCGGATAATCTACCATTAGGCTTGCTTTTTCCTTTGGATGAGCGTATAGTTACAACATAGGAAGAGCAGTTTAAAAGGAGTAAGTAATGAGACTAATCATAGATGCTTTTGATTTTGCTAAAGAAAAACACTTAGGCCAGGTCCGTAAAGGATCCGGCGATGCATACTTGACCCACCCGGTCAGCGTTAGCTACATCGTCGCCCGCTACAAAATTTCAAAGCATCTAGAAGAGTTGCTAGCAGCGGCATACTTACACGACACGCTGGAAGATACCAACACTACGTTTGCAGAACTTGCGGATCGATTCGGTCCGATGGTGGCTAGCATCGTATACGAACTCACAAACGACGAGAAGGAAATTACGCTCATCGGTAAAAAGGCATACCAGAAGAAGAAGATGGTAGGGATGAGCAGCTACGCACTGATCCTGAAGTTGGCGGATCGGATGCACAACATCTCCGATCAACCGACAATGAAGATGGTTGACGATACGTTGGAAATCATGCAGCACCTGCTCACAGCGCGTAAGCTGACAAAGACCCACACGCTGATGGTAAACGACATCATCGCAGAATGCTACGCAATAAAGGCTAAGGACTTAGCGCAGAAGCTGGTCACAGCCTAAAAGACGTCAAAATCAGCCTAAAAGCATAGTTTTTTTGTTTTGGCATAAATAAAATTACAAAGCACTTGACAGCGGTACTAAATACTGCTATACTTAGAACAAGTAACAATTTTAAGAGATAACTAAACGCAAATGAACACGATACGAACTTCCTGCCGCGAACAACATCCGACACTAGCCACAAGCTTAGGTCTCGTGATGCCTTTGTGGTCGCAGATTAGTTTTATTGGCTCAGATCGCGGGAATTATGAGAATAAAGCAAGACAGCAGTTCAGGGAGGGTTGGAATAGTTAGCAATAACACAACCTACAGTAAGAAATTTACAAGCCCTGGACATTAAAATCCGGGGCTTTTTGTTGTTCCGAAGAAAGTTGCAGAAATATGCAAAAAGGTGTTGACAACAAGGAATAAAGGCAGTACAATAGTGTTTTAGTTAGGAAGTCCAAGCAAAAGGTCAAGTTTTTTGGTAAGATAGTTGTAAAAAGATGCAAATAGGACTTGACAACGATGCAAAAGACTGTATAATTTAACACTTAGCAGTTAAACAAAGAACGCAAAGGAGAATGTAAATTTGAGGATGCGTGTTTAAGGTAGCAAGTAGTACGTCGATGATCCGGAACGTAGCCGGTAGTAAAAGACGCTAAACTTACTTAAAAGGGCGGACCTTAGGATGGTAGCTTCTTTTGTGGAGCGAAAAATCAAGGGATATCAAAGTGCTTTACTCCAGAATTTAAGCTGGTGTCTGTTTCGATACAGAGGTAAAGAAGGTGCACGTAGGCAACGCTACGACAGCAAAGCACTTCGATATCATCATTCGTAAGAGTGATTAGTAGGAATTATGTCTGTAACCAAGTTGGTGCTAGTCACCCATGGCAATGCGCTGAAAGACACAACACCGACTAAACGCATAGGTCGGCCCCTTTTTGTAATACAATGTCGGTAGAACGCTAAACGGTTTTGCGCAGCGTCGGAAAACGCTGAAAGATGGTTCAACTCCATACACTGACCTTAACAAAGAGCCGCACGATAACAGATAGTAAGTTACCGTGCAAATTAGAGTTAACCCGGCCTCCGATGGCCAATAGAGAAACTAATAGAAAGCGAGGAGACCGTTATGGTCTACACCTAAGCGATGCGTTACCTAAATTCTGATCGCGGCCACTGATACTGAGTCGCATATAATATGAGATTAAAAGCAGTAGAAATGTTGATCCCGCTGTTGGCATATTGCTTACAGGGTAGGGCAACATTTCAAAACACAATGAGTTGATAAGGGCTGTGATGCCGCAGACATTGTGTTTTGAAATGTTGGAAGCTGATCGGAATGTCAGCGGTTCTCATTGATACGCGCAAAGTTCAAACTATCGTCGCAGTAACTAGGGCAACCTGGACGAAGCGGTGAGAAGATAGGACTTTAGCATGAGGAGAGGGCGACTAGACTGTGTCATGCGTAGGCATACGCAAACTCACAGCAACATACAGCGATGCCGGGCTTTCTACCCGAAAACATTGCTGGTTCACGTCGTGAGACGTCAAGGAACAATTAGATGTTAGCGAACTGATCATTCGTGGTCATAGCTTTGCTAGTGCAGTTTGAGTAATACAGATCGTCGGATATGGCGGCGCCTCCCATGGCGGTAGGAGCGAGGTTCAAGCCCTTGGGTTTGTGTGAAAACGATTGTGTGATGCAGAGCTTACATTCCATCTTGCTTTCAATGCGGTGCGCACTGCAACCGAGAGCATTTTGGAATGTAAAGAATTTGGAGATGTAAGCCGAGTCGGCCTAGCGGCAGCGGTCTTGAAAACCGAGGGCCTGGGGAACCAGGTGTGTGAGTTCGAGTCTCACTATCTCCGCCAAATATTGGGTTGGTAACATTATGGCAATGTACCTCACTGTCTATGAGGACTAAGCGGGTTCGATCCCCGTCCAGCCCGCCAAGAATTGATGATTATGGAGAGGTGGCCGAATGGTAAGGCCCCTGCCTCGAAAACAGAGTGACCCGAAAGGGTGTGCAGGTTCGATTCCTGTCCTCTCCGCCAAGCTTCAGCTGATTGGCTCAACCAATATCGAAATTGGTTTTCTAAGTTACGTGAAAGTCGTAGCGCCTGTTAGCACACTATTTCGAAAGTATGCTTTCACGGAGAGGGCGCTTAGGTTAAAGCTAATCTAGTTGGGCCACCGCTAGACTCTCGATGAAAGCGTATTTGAAGTTTGCTTACGGGGATTGGGGCGTCAGATGAAAGGTCTGCGTCGGCACAAGGTGATTACTTGTGATGCACATCCTAATCAGGTGTAACTAGTGAAAGTCTAGTCTGTCCCACGTAAGCGAATTTGTTGTAAAAGTTGTAGAAAATGGTTGACAAAGCCGTAAAAGACTGTATAATGTACTACATGATGTAACGCAACACGCAACAAGCTCGTTAACAATTAGAACGTTTTGCTCGAACATGAGCCCTGTTTTCGCGATCAGGGCAATAGCGTGATTCACTACAGGCGGAGAATGCTTCGTCGAATGTGCCTAACGAGTCCGGCCAATGTTGGTTCAACTCCAACTGTTCGAGCAAAATGTTTTAGATACAGAAAAGCTAGGGAGCTAATCCCGAAAAGTGAGGACGGTCCGATTCCGTCGATGTGGTGAGCACCATCTGCTAATTGGAGCCTTGAGAGTTCGAATCTCTCCTGTGTTTTAGACATTTAAGGAAGTTTGCTTCCTGGTATTGCTCGTCGGTGACCGATTCCGACTTGTCGTTTGTAGCTAGCTCTTAAAGGCTAGCTTGCTTATCGCAGCGTTTTATCCTCGGTAAGACTTGTGGTGAAGAGGGTGGTTCCTTAAGTAACTGCAAGATACGAGACATAGTCCTGCTTACCACAGGCTGCTTGTGCAAACCCAGCCAATACCAGAAAGCAAATTTTGAAGTGATATAAAATGTTTAGTGTAGGAGAAACATATACCTTGGGCGACCTGGTGGAACTACTCCAAAGGCCACGGAGACTATCACTACAGTAGTTTAGGACAAGGTGATTCGGGATGCAAGCGCCCGAAACATTTTATATGACTTTAAGTTTTCGCTGTAACAATAGCGTGCAACGATAGAAGGCTTCGAGCCTACAACAATAGCGCGCAACGATAACAGCATTTGGGGTAGTAGACCGTTAAGGAGGCGGCCGGGACTGTAAATCCCGTGTCAATGCGACCAGCCTGGATCGTTACCAGGATACCCCACCAAGAACAATGGCGCCCAGCGCAGCGGCGTCTATAGAAATTGCTGTGCAACTAACAACGCGGTGGTAGGAGGCTAAGGAGGCCTCGCAGTCTGTAAAACTGATGCCTTCGGGCCAGTCTGGATCGTTACCAGGGCGCCGCACCAAACAATAGGAGAATGACATGGCACAAAAGCAAACTCCGAAGTCTTGCTCATGTGGGCAATGCACTAGAGGCAAGCACACTAAGTCAGGACATGAACTGATAAAGAAAGACGAACGTGCTTTCCGTCATGAACAAAAAATTGCGCTGAATAAAGGCGCAGAAGACGTAGCAGTTGCTCCAGTTGGCAATTACTACGATTAACTAACTTTGGGCTCGCATGTACTAAGGGAGCGAGAAACACTTGCAATGTTTCTGATGTCGGTTCGATTCCGACCGGGTCCACCAAAGTTGTGTTTAGCTGGCACAAAGTTGCTCTTAGCTATTAAGATTTGCCCCGCTTAGTGGATTCAACGCTCGTTGTAACTCCGAGGAACTGTCCGATGATCTAAGCTTGGAGAAAGAAAGGTAACTCCAGAAAGAATTCGTAGTGACGACCCAAGCGTAAGCGTCCATGGCGCGAGAAGCTAAGATAATTAAAGTTGCAGACGGTTTCGCAACGCTACAAAAATTTATGCTCTCTAAACTTTGATGGTGAAGCCTGCTCCTGTAAAGCAGTTTAAGTCGGTTCGAGTCCGACAGAGAGCTCCAAAAACATTGGGCTTGGCGCATGGGGCGCGAAGGACACTTGCAATGTCTTGCTCGGGGATCGTTACCCCGCTGGTCCACCAAATTTAGCAACATGATACTGAGCCGGCCAGTGCGACGGCCACTTGTGTTGCTGTTATGCCCGGGTAGCTCAGTGGTAGAGCGATGTCTTGATAAGGCATGGGTCGACAGTTCAATTCTGTCTTCGGGTACCAAGTTTAAAGCAAGATACTGAGTCACTGATGAAAAGGTGTCCACTTCTTGCATAGTTTCAGTTGGGATGTGATGGAGTGGTAGACATATGACGCTTTGAACGTCAGTTCCGGGGTTCGATTCCCTGCATCCCTGCCAGTTTCGCCCGTGTAGTATAGAGGCAATTACACGTCTTTGGTATAGACGATATGACGGTTCGAGTCCGTCCCCGGGCACCAGATTTTGTTGTAAATATGCACGACCGTTGAGATATCCTAGGCGACATACTATGCTGTACTAACCTAAGGAGAAACAAAATGGAAAATGTATATCGTGGTGATTGGTCTAACGTTGATGATATGGTACGTGATTTTCAGATATCGAAAGATGAAGTAAAAGGAATAAAGGTGCTGTTAGCTTGGTATGAGGAAGCCGACTACAGCGGTTCAGCATTCGTGTTGTTCCGCAAAGAAGGTAAACTGTACGAAGTAAACGGTGGACATTGTTCTTGCTACGGTCTCGAAGGTCAATGGGATCCAGAGGAAACGAGCGTTCCGGCAATATTGAAACGTGAATTTCCAGGAGTCGACGGCAAAACTGTTAAGGCGTTGATGGCAGTTTTGAACACAAAGTATTAAGTAGTTCAGGTGGCTTATAGCTCAGTTGGTAGAGCAGATGACTGTTAATCATCAGGTCCTTGGTTCGAGCCCAAGTTAGCCAGCCAAAGTTTTAATTCCGAGAGAGGCGCCATGGTGGCAACCGCGTGACTGTTAATCACGATTAGACTGGTCCGATTCCAGTTCTCGGAGCCAAAGTTTTAAGCAAGAGACGAAAGTCTTTTGCTCCATTGTAAGCATAATTGGTACTGCAACGCACTGTTAATGCGTCTTCCGAAAGGTCTTGCTGGTTCGAATCCAGCCAATGGAGCAAAAGGTTTTCAATGTAACAGATTCGGCCCTGTAGCAAAATGATAAAAGAACGTGGTTGTCTAAGGTCATGCCTTAAGTTAAACCGGCGTGTGAGTCAGAATAGGTGCAGGACCAAATGTAAAAGGTTTTCAATGGGGTTGTTATTTCAGTGGTAGAATCCTCGACTGTGAATCGAGGGACCAGGGTTCGATTCCCGGCTTCCCCCCAGAATAAGCAAAGAGCACGGCCTGTTCATATAAGGGTATTATCGCGGATTGTCTATCCGTAGAAGGGGGTTCGAGTCCCCCACAGGTCGCCAAGTTTGCCCTGTCAAGGGAACGTGGGGTCACTCCCCACAACCGAATATGAGTTGATAGTTCAGTGGTAGAATAGGGCACTCCAAACGCTCGGACGAGGGTTCGATTCCTTCTCTTCTCGCCAAAACAGTTGCTTTTTAACAGCACGCCTGTTAAACTGTATAAATAGTAAAGCAGTAGAAAGTATGCGGGAGTGGTGGAATGGTATACACAAGAGACTTTCACGGAGCATCTGCTAACGCGGGTGCTCAACAAAATCTCTCGGCTTTGGCTATACGGGTTCGAGTCCCGTTTCCCGCACCAAGAATTCGTAAGTGTAAGAAAAGATAACTTCGGGGCGTTGCATAGCCTGGTTATTGCGCCTGGTTTGGGACCAGGAGACCGCTGGTTCGAATCCAGCCGCCCCGACCACAGTTTAGCAGTAGAAAGAATTACGGGGTGTAGGCAAGTGGTATGTCGCCTGTTTTGGGAACAGGACGTCGTGTGTTCGATTCACACCATCCCGACCAGATTTCCTGGCAGCTCGACGAGACGAGCGTCCCCGTTGAGGGGTATGGGCAGTAGTTGCAACCACTACACAGGGAACCAATATAGAAAGCTAACATGGTTGTTTGCGAAGAGATTAGTAACATCAACACCTTAAAACCCAAACAAGATACTGCTTGGGGAAACTTTTACAGTTATTGCTGGAAGAAACATACTGTAGGTTCTTCGCCGGGTTGGACTAGTCTAGTCAACGCATTGACTTTAGAACTTACGCAGCACAATGCGAGTTTAGAGTATCGGCCTAATCAGTATAAAACATTTAAGCTGACATTTGCGAACGATGAGGATTACACGTTGTTTGTGTTACGTTGGAGTTAACGGATATGGGCGTATAACTCAGTGGTAGAGTAGAGGGCTCATAATCCTCAGGTCCTTGGTTCAATCCCAAGTGCGCCCACCAAACAGTTACAATAGGCATGACGCTGAAATGGTTTTCAGGCTGCTTTGACATAGCAGATTTAGAGGGTCCGATTCCCTACTTGCCCACCAAAATTTAAGATCAGTCGCGGAGTAGGGGAGTCCAGTCGTCCCCGCCGGCCTCATAAGCCAGAGATCGTAGGTGCGAATCCTGCCTCCGCAACCAAGATATAGCGGCTTCTAATAGCTAGACTCCAGGCTCATAACCTGTGATGGGAGAGGGAGCGTTACCCTCGGCCGCAACCAGTTTTGCTCTAAAGTGGTTTTACCGGAGGCAGCGAAGCCGAAGGTAATGCAGTTCGATTCTGTATTGGAGCGCCAAGTTTTAAGCTAGCTCCCCTTACTAGACCTGCCGTATGGAGGTGAAAGGTAAGACATGTTGCTAGCGCAGTGCCTCGCAAGTGTTCCGGTAGCACAGGTGATTCCAAATCTCCTGGACGGGGTTCGATTCCCTGGCGGGGTGCCACAGTTTTATGTCGCGTTGAATTTCGGGGAGATTCTCAGCCCTTCAAGCTGATGAGA